TATATAATGAGAACACCAGCGCCAGCGGGGCTGCAAGTAAGTACAAGGGGGTGTATATAAATCGTATTTTTGTACGCCCGCAGGATCTACCAGTTTTGGCTTGTGTTTTACGTTGATTTGCATGGAAAATTATTATAACTTGGGGACAAATAATGTCAGGATATTATCCATCAAAATTTGCAATTCGTTTATGCAAAAGAGTGTCTCTTTATCCAAAAGGAGACATGCGGGCATACTCTTATCAAAAAAATGATGAAAATTACAAAGTCGCACGGAAAGCAAAAAGGATGGTGGAGCGTCACGACAGTCTGGTGACATTCCAAACATTATCAACTTCTATGGATTTTGAAGAGGCGATGGAGGCATATGAAGGAATAGAGATTTCAATTGAACAATCTGAAGTTTTAAAGACTATCCATGCTTCTACATTTAATTGGATAAAAGGGAAAGTAATAGAAAAAATAGTTGAGAAGATAGAAGACACTAAGTCTGCAAAAGAAATAAAAGAATTAACAGAGACGTTAATAGTGTTGACAGCTGGAGAAACGACAGAAGGATTAAATTCTAAAAAGATAATGGCATACGTTGTCAACACGGTTGCTCCAGATTAGCTATCCTGAAAAATGGTTGATATTGATACGAAGAAAATAATCTCGTATACCATGAATACTAAGTATTGATTTGCAATCAGAGATAAAGACTAGTATAATGTATTTGCGTGGTGAACCGATGGTAGCGTATCTTATTCGGAACATAACGATTTGCGATCAATAGAGATATTGGTCGCACTTATTTAAATCTATGGAATAAAACTGGAAATATTATGATAATAGTTAAAAAAATAGTAACAATGGAAATTCCTTATTCTATAGCAGAATTAAGAAGACGTCCAATAGGTGAAAAAATTGCTGTAAAACTCAAAGGGAGGGGAATGGGAAAATGGAGTATTACAGAAAAATCTGTATTTGCCATTCTTGAGGAGATAACTGGAAATGAAAAGACCAGTTTCTATAATTTAACCACGGGCGAAGAAATAATTATATTTGATTCAAAATGGCAAGAAACTTTTGGATTCATGATTGACAAATATGAGTCCCTTGAAAATGAGGTTGCTGAGTATTCTGTATTAAATCAAAGCATGATGCTAACAATAAATAAAATAAGAAAGATGGGAGTTTTCGATAGACTGGTTTTCTTGTTTAGCAATAAGATAAAGATATGAAAAATATCCAAGATAAGACAGGGGCTGAGATTAGCGCATGTAGAATGCCATTTGATTCATTAATGAAAATCTCTTATAAAAGATGCATACAGCTTGGAGTCAGAAAAGCTAGATCAAATGGGAAAGACTATCCCAATACTTATTGCTGGGAAGAAAAAACAGAAGATGAAATTTTAGATGAAATTACAGAATTATTGTCATTAACTAGATATTTATATAGGTGAGATTATGTGGAAATTTGTTAGTTCTTATAAATATACATTTTCTTTTTTTAATGACAAAGGGATACTTGTGACATTATTAGGCACGGAACTGTATAGACATGAAATAAACGCACAATATACAGAGGAAGATTTCTTTAATACTTTTATATGTGACGAGGAAATTGAAATTGACATTGATGAAAATAAAGTTATACCTGAAAGACTATTTAATAATGGGTTTGGAAGAATATGTTAAAAAGAATTTCTCAGCATACATGGGATAAACAATAACATGAAGACTGAAATATTTAAAACTTATAGTTCATATAGTAAGTTGATTTATGAGCTTCTTAATGAAATGATCATTGCTGAAGAAGAATATGGAGCAGGAGATTATAACGAAGATTCGTGGGACATCCCCTATCAAAAACTAAAGTCGCTCATGTAGGACAGGGAGAACATGAGCAACGGAGATAATATGACATGATTGTATATAGAAATTTTACAAATGAAGAACTCTTGCACGAAGCGGAGGTTAAACATCATAATGGGAAATTAGTGCCGATTGCACTAGAGCTTAAAAATAGGCTTGAATCTTTAATAGAGAATGGTGACATTCGTGAAGAAATAAAAGACTTAAAATTAGAAAATACACGTCTAGTGAAACAAATAGAAAAATTGATGAAAGATTACGAAATTGAATAGAATAAACGTAAGAACAAAAGGAGCAAAAGGAGAACTTGAATTTTGTAAGTGGTTATATACAAATTATAATATCCCAATGCCAACTCGCAATTTAGAGCAAGTGCGCTCCGGTGGTTCAGATATAATAGATGTTGAACCTTTTTATTTTGAAATTAAAAGATGTGAAAAATTAGAACTATATAGCTGGTGGCTACAAGTCACAAGAGCAGTAAATAAGACTTGCATAGAAAATATAGTTCCTGTGGTGGCATTTCGTCAGAATAGAAAAGATTGGGAGTTCCTAATCCCAGCCACGGAGATAGGAATAGAAAAAGGATATTTAAGAATTACAGAAAGAGTTTTCCTTAAATGGAGTACAGAGAAGATAAAACTTTAATTAGAGAGGTAATCTATCATGCCCTAACTTAATACTCATAGTTTTCAATACGTAACGATCAATAGAGCAAGTTTTCTTGCTCTATTTTTTTGGATAAATTATCTTTTTAATTTGCCACCCAACGGAAAAATAAAGCTTGCAATTGGAGCCAAGGTGTGTGTTACAATACATGCTAACAAAAGGTGAAAAAAGCAATGCCAGTTACAGACCTAACAGTTCCACAGTCTGAATTTTTCCATGCAACTGAAAGATATGTTGCCGCAGTCGCAGGATTCGGCGCAGGAAAAACTCAGGCAGCTGTTTCTCGCCTTATGACAACGAAACTTAAATACCCCTCTATTGATGTCGCATACTTAGCTCCGAGTTATGGACTAATACGTGATATCTTTTTCCCATATATAGCCGAAATCCTATCTGAAATGAATATAGGATTTAATATAAATAAATCAGAACATAATGTTTATATACAAGGGCATGGGAAAATAATTTGTAGGACAATGGAACGACCCGACATGATAGTTGGATGGGAGGCAGGAGACGCTTTCCTAGATGAGTTTGATTTATTGCCCACAGAAAAAGCATTATCAGTTGTACGAAAATTATCTGCAAGATTAAGACAGAAATTCCCAGATGGTAAAAAGAATCAAAGATTCATAACTACTACACCGGAAGGATTTAAAGCAACTTACAAAATGTTCAAGAAAGATCCAGTTGCTGATAGTCGGTTAATCCAAATGTCCACATATTCTAACCCCCATTTGCCAGAAGACTATATACAAGGGCTAGTGGATTTATACCCACCACAGCTAATCGAGGCCTATCTGAAGGGTAATTTTGTCAACCTTGTTAGTGGCGCAGTGTACAACTGTTTTGATCGTGACGCTATGCACACAAACCGTGAGATAAAAAGTGGAGAGCCGCTGCACATCGGCATGGATTTCAATGTAACGAAAATGTCCGCAGTTGTATTTGTAGATGGTCTAAATGTAGTTGATGAATTAATAGGGTACTATGATACTCCTGACATTATAGAAGCAATTAAAGAAAAATATCCAAAGAATAATATATACGTTTATCCAGATGCAGCCGGAAAAAGTAGAAATACAACAGGTGCGACCACGAGTGACCATAAGCTATTAAAGCTAGCCGGATTTACAGTCCGCGCTTTAAAGGCAAATCCTCTTGTAAAAGAAAGAGTTCAATCCTGTAATAAGGTGATGTCAGATGGGGAGCTTAAAATAAATACAAACAAATGTCCTTTAACCACGGAAGCAATAGAGCAGCAAATCTATAAAGGTGGGATTCCAGATAAATCTCAAGACTTAGATCATCCGATTGATGCGTTCGGGTATAGAATTTGTTACGACCACTTAATAAGTAAACCTAAGATAGATTACAGGAATGCAGCATAGTGGCAAAAACTCGCTCAATGTTCGATAGCACAAAAGCAGTCGTTTTCGATTCTTTGCAGAATCTATTAACTGGATTGGGTGTACAGGGGGTAGATAAGTCTGCATCTAGTAGTTTTTATGAAGTTGAAATTGATCCTATAGAATTAGAGGCTGCATATTCATCTGATTGGTTAAGTGCAAAGGTTTGTAATCTACCACCCTTTGACATGACAAGGGAATGGAGAAAAATGGACGGTAGCATGAGTCCAGAGAAATTAAAAATATGGAAAGAATTTGAAAAAGAAATAAAGCTACAAGAAAAAACAAAAGAAGTGATGATTTGGGGTCGCCTATATGGTGGTGCAGGCATAATAATAAATGTAGATGATGGACATCAAAATGAGCCTTCAGAGCCACTAGAACTAGATAAGATTAAAAAGGGGTCGCTGAAATTTTTAATAGTTTCTGATAAGCAATATTTGCACGTCGGCAGGATAGATAATAATCCTCTTTCAGAGAATTTCGGTTATCCAGAAACTTATAGGATGGCACCATCTAGCATAGAGATACACCATACTAGGGTGTGCAGATTTGAAGGGCTAAAATTGCCATTAAATGGGAGAAGGAGAAATCGCTATTGGGGAAAATCAATAATAGAGTCTATTCATTCTGCACTACTTAGGGCAGGGGAAGTTCAGGAATCTATAGGAACTCTGATTCACGAAGCCACGGTAGACATAATAAAAATTCCGGATTTAATGTCAATGCTGAGCAGCAAGGATACAGAGGCTCAACTAAAGAAAAGATTCGGTGTTGCAAAGATGCAAAAGTCTATCAATAGAATGATGTTAATGGATGCAGATGAAGAATACGAACAAAGTAGCCAGACATTTACTGGTTTAACAGACATAATTGAAAAGTTTTTATCTATAGTTGGTGGTGCAGCTGACATTCCGATTACTCGGCTATTGGGTAGTAGTCCAGCCGGAATGAACAGCACGGGTGAAAGTGACATAAGAAATTATTACGACATGCTAAGTGCAAAGCAAGAAACAGAATTAAGACCAAAATTAGAATATATAGATAAAATTCTTTACAGGTCATTATTTGGAACGGAGCCACAAGATGGTGAGCTTGACTTTTCTTTCAATCCTTTATGGCAAATGAGTGAACAGGAAAAAGCAGAATTAGAAACAAGTCGTGCTTCAAGGGATTCAGAATATTTAGGGAATAATATTGTTAATGAGGCAATCATTGCAAAAGACCTAATGGAAAGAAGAGTATATTCTGGAGTTGATGCAGAGTATGTCAAAGAGATGGAAGAGATAGTAAAGGAAGCCGATAGCGAATCCGAAAATGAAAATTTATCTCAAAATAAAGATAAAGAGGAAGAATTAGATGAAAATAATTAATGGTAAGATTATTACAGATGCGACGCCAGAAGAAAGAAAAATAGATCAACTCAATTTACAAGTTAAATCATTATTGACAAAAATGGAGCAAATGAAAAAAAGTTCATCTTCCATTGGACTAACAAATAAAAAGTCTGAAAAACTATCAAAAGCATTAAACAAATCTATAAATCTAATAAAAACGGCGATTTCTTAGAGTGTCAATTTCTGCAGCTCAAGCTAAAAGGATTAATAATTCAAGAAAGAATTTTGACAAAAAGAAAGATGAATTTCTTCTCTCTCCTGTTGAACCTTCCCATAGGCAGGAGATTGCACATAGAAATAAATTGTTGAGTGCGATTACAAAGACAAAAGACATTGTAATGGAGACGTATACAAAAGCAGGAAGCATTCAGCAGGCAAAAGATAGAATAAATGAGCTATACGGAGAGATGGCATGGTGGGATGAATTGAATTCTCAGGCTCAAGGATTAGTTGGGGAATGGGATGATTTTCATGCAGAAGCATTTTACGAAACTACTTCAACAGCCACGGGAATAAATGTAGCAGGTTTCGTTTCGGAACAGGGTCTTGGAGATCTTTTATCTTCAATGGTTGAAACAAATGTCGACCAGATAACTGACTTAAAAGAGTCTAGCAGAAAGCGAGTGATAGATTTAATTAATAACTCTTTGACTGGGCAGGAAAGTAAAAGTCCAACTTTGGCTGCATCGATCAGAGAAGCATTTAACGGAGTAACTGCAAATGAAGCTAGGTTTATCGCTCGTGACCAAACGCAAAGGGCAATCAATGGAATGAATAGATTCCGTCAAGAAAGGACAGGAATTAAAAAATATAAATGGGTGACAAGTGCGGACAAAAGAGTCCGCGCTTCTCATAAACAAATGAATGGTCTAGAAGTAAATTGGAAAACGGGAAGAATACTTACAACAGTCCTCAGTAAAAAAAGAGGGCTTGCAGGAAAAAATGTAAAGAATGTAGCTGGCGGGCATATCGGTCAGGACTATCAATGCAGATGTACTGCATCTCCAATATTGGAAATATAATGAAAGAAACTCAGATAACAGGTAACGGTGATTTTAATATCACGATCAATGGGATAAGAACATTAAATGGTGAATCAACCATACATGTTCCTTCTGTTGTCGGTGGTGCCTCAATAGCACTGGGATGGATAGATGAACTTGGGACTTTTAATGTGTACAAAGAGCAAGACGATTCTGACTCTATACTAGTTGCCTCAGATGCAAAGCGCACTCGCCACGGATCAGGAGTAAGACTAGCAGTTCAAGTCACAGGATTTACAACTGCATTTTCAATTGGAATAGCGCCTCAGTAATGTCAATTGTTTCCCAACCAATTACAAGTACACTGAGCGCTGTAATTACAGGCGTTTTCTCAGGGGGATTTGGATCGAGAAAATTAAGAGCTATCTCAGGTTTTACAGATGGCCCTAACTGCACTGGCCTAGGAAACTTACCTATTAATTTTAATAGGCCTGTAGCTTTTACTGACCATACTGGTGTAACTATTACCAACTTAACAACTCTTGAATCTATGCCTATAACATCTGCTACAGTGTCTCCAGCTTCTACGATTGTTTATGATGACAACTGGATTACCCCACCAGTTTCGCTTGATCAAATAGAGTATGAGATTTTAAGTTCATCAGGTTACACAGATGAAACTGGTAATAGGTCAGTATACAACTTTACCAATACTACAGATACAGTCAATTTTCCAAAAATAGCGTTAAGCGGAGATTATACTATCTCTGGCGACTTTTATTTTTCAGGTATTGCACCTACAAATACATACTCTATTTTGGGAGTAAGATCTGTTAGTGGCGGAAATCCAGACCCAAGTGCGTTTGTCTTATATATTACTCCATCGGTTGCATCCCAGCTTATTTTTCAAATTCCTGTGGTGGCTGGATTTGAAAATCTAGTTGTTAGCAGTGCGATGGTTGTGGGTAAAAATTCTTTTACTTTCAGCGCTGTAGCAGGAACTTATAAGTTGACGCTAAATGGAATATCAAACTCTATTGTTCCAACCTCACCCACCGGAATAGAAATTGATAGAATAGGGGAAAGAGCAGGAGTGGCAGAGTTTGT